TGGTAAACCACCTCTCATTGTTGGATCATTTAGGTATTTCCAATCAGACTTGTAGAAGTCATAACCTCTACGGAATCCTGTGAAACCTAAGTTCAGTGCCATCTCTTCGTCATTGTCAAACAATCCGTAAGATGTACCACCTGCTCCGTAAGAGTTCTGAGCTGCTAACATATCGTCAATGTCAAAACCAAACTGACGATCTAGGAAAATAACGTTCTCCTCGATAGAACCTTGCTTGTCAAGACGTGAGATGATAGCATCAAAGTCTGCCAAAGCTACAGGGTTACCACCTGACCATACGTTACCTCTATTCTCTACAGAATAGAAAATACCTTCAGAACCTTTGTTACCCATATCAGGGTTAAGTCCTGCTCCTGCTCCTGCGTTAGAAGCTGCTGAACCTGCCGCTGCAGGAACCGCCTCAATCATTGCAGTCTCTAGGTAGTCATCAAAACGTAGACGAGTCTCGTGCTCTGATTTCAAGTACCATAGGTAACCTGTCGCTCCGTTCTCAGTCTGAATCTCAACCCATCCAATCTGTGCCATATCAGAACCTGATACTGCATACTTATCTTTCAAGATAATTGGAGAGTTCTCAAAGATTACATCGTCAGCCTCTAAAGAACCTACCATTCCTACTGTTCCTTTTCTAAATTCAGAACCGTATATGAATACTGTAACGTCAGAGTTTCCAACACCTGTACCTGCTGTTACAAGACCTCCGGCCTCATATAACGCTACGGTAAATGTGTTCGCTGTTGGTACTGCTGTTACAACACCTTTGTTGCTTCCTGTACCTCCGTTCTGCACGATCATAACCGTCTGTCCTACTCGGATAGCGATAGATGGTGTACCTAATGCTCCTGCTGTTGAACCTGCAGGCTGTAAGTTGTCGTTCACTTGGAATGTTGGGTTAAGAGCCGCTCCTGCTGCTGCTGTACCCACCTGAGTGTACTTCGTGTGTAGTCTTCCCTGCTCTGCCCATTTGATAAGGTCGGAGTTAGAAGGCATCTCTGCACCTACTAATCGTAGGAAGGATGCGATTGTTCTGTTACCATAACGCTCAAATTCCTTTTCATAAGTATCAGGAAGATACTGATTCAAGAAATTAAAGTTGTTAATGTAGTTTGTTGCTGTGGGAATCTGCGTTGCAGATGGCTGCAAATCGAATCCCGGTGCTGCTTGTACTGCCATTTTTCTTTTTGTTTTTTATTTCTTTTTAATACTTCTAATTTTCAAGCCCTTCCCCGAGTCAGGGTTTATAGCTCGAATTTGCATCCCTCCCTTTGTAGAAACCTCAGGTGCATTCCGTGTAGACATATCAATGTTTTTCATCTTACGGGTTACATCCTCAGTTGCTGAAGCCTTGCCTTGTTCGTAAAAGAACTGAGCAAACTTCTCAGGGTTTGATGCTACTGCTATCGCCTTATGGTAGCCCTCTGCATCAGCCATTAAACCTTCATCGTTCATAAACTTATTTAAAAAGTTCATAACGTCAGACTGTTTAGTCTTTAGCTCATCGGCAGATTGCGGTGAGTATAGTACGGCCTTATCATCAACAGAAAATTCAAAACCTTTGAACTCTCCTCCAAATACCTCGTTGGTTTTTTCAGTAAACCAATTTCGTCTACGCTCGCCTAGCTCCTGTTGGGTCTTAGCAGACTCTGTATATCGCTTATATGCCTCCATCTCCTCGGAGTCTACTCCCGAACTCTCACCACCACTTGACTCAAGTGGGAGCTTGTATTGTTCCTTCATATCCTCAAAGTACCCTTTGGCCTTTGCGATTACTTTCTTTTTTGCTAGCTTTATTTTCTTTACGTCAGTCTCGTCATCCAAGTCCTCATCGTAATCAAACTCGCTTAGCATAATATCTATGTCATCATCATCAAGCCCCGTCTCCGTGGCTTTATAATATTGAGTTAGTAAGTAGTCAGGGTCCATATCATCAAAGTCTTCCTGTAATCTTTGGAAGTCATTGAATCCACGCCCTGTCTCTTTTTTATATTTAAGATAGGCAGCCACATCCTCAGGTAATTCCTCTGAGGACTCTCGCTCGGACATAAGATCATCGAATGAGCTTATCTCCTTGCCATATCTTTTACCAATATATGAAAGAACGTCTTCCTCACTTAACTCTGAGGACTCTTGTGCTTCGCTTTCCGGCTGTACTTCTTCTTGTTCCGGTGTGGCGGTGGCACCCTCAGTGCTTCCTTCCACTCCTGTATCGTTAGCTTCACCTTCTCCATCCTGTAATGATTCATCGTGTTTCTCTAACAATTCTTTTTCTACCTCTTGTACAGATTTAGAGTCCGGAGACTCTACTGCCTTTACTTTAATTTCCATTAGATTATATTTTTACAAAGTTAGTTATTTTTTTTAAGGTTTTTAACGGGGTTCAAACTCTGCCATATCGAAGCCATCAAGACTGTCCTCGTTAGACTCAAACGTCTGTGGAGGTAGGTTGTTCTTCCTTTGGTTAATAAGCTTGGACTGTTCACTGTTCTGTTGACTAATACGGTCTGACTTCGCCTTCTCTCTTTCAGTCTCTCTAGTCTGTAGAGCATTCTCACTCATACCTCTAAGCTGCATATTAAAGTCAAACTCAGCCTGCATAAGCTGCTTCTTAAGGTCTGCCTCGTTCTTTAGCTTTTCAATCTCAAAGGCAATCTCTGCCTGCTTGATCTGCATCTTGCTATTAGTCTCTGCCTGTATCTTCTGCATAGCTGTCTGTGCCGCAAGCTCCTGAGACTGCATCTGCTGCTGTGATTGCATCGCCTGCATCTGCATCTGCTCTTGTTGCTCCCGCTCCTGCTTCTGCTTACGTTTAAGCTTTAACAATTGATTAGCCATCTTAAGGTTTCTAATCTCACGAATGTCAATAGCATCCTCGAGGCTAATGTCCTTCTGTGACAATGCCATCTGAATGTTCTGTTCTAGCTGTGCCTTCTCCTCCTCATCAGGACTAACCTCGATAAAGATTCCAAAGTCATATATGTATAGGTCTGATATATCTCCAAGGATACTCACATTGTACTTACCTATCTTGTTTATAAAGTCATCCTTAAAGTCTGAATACTCTAGTATGTCAGCAACCCTATATGTCAATGCCTCCGCTAATGTTCTATATATGTAAAGGCTACTGTCAAGTATATGTCTAGTTGCCGTGTTAGAGCTCAATGCTGCAAGCTTCTGTATACCTACCAAAGCATCTGTATTTGGTGCAGAGCCATCTCTAGCCTCATTAAGTCCTGTAACCGCACGAATCATATCCATATAGTGGTTATAGTTGTATATCAGCATCTGTGATTTACTAGCACCTGATGATGACTGAAGCTCTTTAATAGGAACCTTTCCCTGATTGTATTCACCATCCTGTGTATAGCTTCTTCCAATAACACTACCCGTCTGAAAGTATAACCTTAATGCATCCTCAGGATTGTATGCCGAGCCTGTACCTAGGTCAACCTCATTTAATCCATCGGCATCTATATAAACACCATCCGGGACCACTCGTGATATTACCTGCTGAAGCTTTAGGTGTGTCATCTGAATTAAATCAGCAAAGGGAATCATCCTTCTCACCAATGACTCAATCACACCCTTATACATTCGTGGTGCTGATGCTACATAGTTTGGTAGTGCGTGCTGACTTGCAGACTTTGGACGTACCATATTCCTAGCCATCTCCCACTTGAGAATAATATTGGTGCCCATAACCATAACACCGTCATACCATACGTCAATGGTCTTCTCAATCTTTTCAAAGCGACCTTCCTCCATCATATCTGCAGGTGGATTAAACTGATCGTCCTTCTCAATAACCTTAGAGCCACCACCCTCAAGCATCTTCTTCTTATAGACCACCTTCTTGGTAGTCTTATAGTTGAAGTACATAAGAGTACAGGTGTCCCTATAGAATATATCGTTCTCGTAATACTGAGCTGTATTATAGTAGTCATACCAACTCTGACTATACTTGCTTATCTCCTCTAGGTCCTCTCTAGTTAAAGATGGGTCTATCTTTACAAGCTCAGTTATTGGTATTGTCTTTATCTCACCCCAATAGAAGCAGTCCTTAAACTGTGGGTCCTCTGTATAGCTGTATACAATATTGGCAGGGTCTACATACGATATCTGAACCCCGGCACCCGGTAAGAACTCGTGCTTAGCACAGGACATTCCTAGAACCATTTGGTCATAGTCTAGTCTCTTTCTAATATCCTGATAGTGATTCTCGTCAAAGATAGTATTAATAGCCTCTTCCTCTGCTATCTCAATAGCAGGCTTGTAGTTTAGGTTCATATATAACGAAAGCTCCTCATCGGATTCAGGTAGGTTGGCCGGGTCCATAGCGAACGGGTCAACACCCGACTTCTCTTGGATAATAGACAGCACCTCTTTAGACACCATCTGTCCCTCTATCATATCCTGATACTTGCTACGCTTAGCCTGAGACATTGCATCCTGAGCATATGTGTCTACCTTAAAAAGTCTATCGCTCATACCGTTGACTACGATATCAACAAACTTTGGTATAATAGGTACGGGTGTCCAATCAAGGTTCAAGTAAGATAGGTCTCCATCTACTGCCAACTCAGCTTTATACTTACCAATAGACTGCTCACCTCTTGCATACAGTCTTAATCTATTAAAGTCTCGCCATTGGCTATAGTACCTACACGATTGTCCGTCCTTTCTAAACCACTCATACTGAATAGCTTGACCAATCTGTAATCCGAACTCTTCTGTTGCTTTCTCAGCGTCAGAAACAAATTGACTTGGGAACCCTGTAGATGAAATGTTTACTTTTACGTCCTTCATCTTCTAATTATTTCACTTCTTGTACCGTCATTGGTATACCTTGCAAAGTTAATACTTATTTTCGACTCTTTTTTCTCAGGAAGATATACCTGCTTTTGGTTTGCCATAATAGCCAAACCTGAACTAATAGTGGCATCATACTTTGTTCTGTTACTTATATCAAACTTAGCCCAATCCTCAAGGGTCCTAGCGAAGGGCATAAATCCCATCTCCTCTGTATCTCGGTACGTACCCTCTATATCTAAGCCTACATACTTTTCGATGTACGACTCAATAGCTGAGGCGTGAGCCTGTTTAATGTCCTCACTTGAGTTAGGTATACCACCTAGCTCCCTCTCTGTCTTAGAGAGCCTGTTATAATGTTTATCGGGTCTATTTATACTAAAACCTCTATAGCCTCTGTTCTTGAAATGATACAGTAGCCTTGGTTTATTATTCTCTACAAGTATAGGCATACCATAGAACACACAGGCCATCAGCACCTCCTCAAAGAAAATCTCTGCAGTCTGTGGCCTAGCAACATACTCTAAAAAAAACTCATTGCTCGGGGCATCATCCATATTAAACTTTGTTATTCCGTGCAGTGCCCCATTCGAGCCACCGCCACCTACAGTACCGGAGATGTCATAGGAGTCACAGCCGAATGATCCTAGGTGGTCATTACCGGGATACTTGATACCCCTCTTGTTTACCACACTGTTCTGTAACCCTTTCTTTGGTAGCCAACTAACTAAGAACCTACCCCTCTTGTCAGGGGACCACACAACCTTAGAGTCAATGATTCCATCCTTCCAATGAAAACTACCCCTAGTAAGGTGGTGCTCATTTATTAAGGAGTCATTATAGTCTATCTGCTGATATAGCTTTGTTAGATTAAAAAGAGACTGCTTGCTCTCATCTCTGAATGCGTGAGACTCGGTACGTGGAAACTGACGGTAGAACTCATTCAAAGCATCCGGATCACTCTTCAAAGATTCTACCTCTGCCTCCCAATAGTCAATAGCACCATTATCAATCATCTCGCCATCAACACCACGTATCGGCTTGTTAGGCTTTCTGAATACCGGCATCCCATATATATCTATAAAGCCCTCCATATTCCACTCCATAGGAATAAACAAGGAATACATACCACTCTTGGTCTGACCGTTAGCATTTCTTTTAGTTACATCGGAGTCATTGTATAGCCTCTTGAACTCATCACCACCCTTTACTAATGCATTAGATGTTGATCCCATCATACATTTACCTATAATCTTACTACCCAACCTAAGACAGGTCTTTGTTACACGCCAATTGTTTAATATATTATTTGGCTTAAGCCACTTCCCGCTTTCATCGTGCACCAACAGCAATAGCTTCTCACCATCATAGCTGTTGTCATCAGTGTTCTTCCAATCTATTGTTGTATCCAACCCCATCAAATCATCGGTGGCGGTGTCGTACATATTCTTTTTTGTAATCTTTGCTGCCGGAATCCTAAAGGCTAGCTCAGTCTTTGGTTTATCCATACCATCCATAATGGGCTTGAAGAAGAATGGTAGCCTGCTATTTATAGGGACAACCTTATCTGTAAACATCTTCTTAGCATCAGCACCTGTCTTAGATAGTATACCCACCCTAGAATCTTTTGCTAATGTTCCGGTGTTGACACATTCAGATGAGCTCATAAACGAAAAACCTGAACGTCTTATCTTTAGGTAGTCCATCCCAAAGCTTCGCTTGTCTGCCTTACACGCCTCCCAATATATGTATAGTATTCTGTTTGCCTCTCGGTAGTCAGGGTACCCAACATCAATACTCGTCCACTGCAGATACATATAGTGAGGCCCTGTAATGTAGTTAGGTTTACCATTATTCATAAACCAATATCCTATCTCACGCTTATCAAACTCTCCCTCTATATAGTCTACCCATAGATTCTTAAAGTCGGTAGGCTTCTCATTCCATTGGAATATAGATGTAATCTTTTCTAAAGGCTTAGGTATTTCGTTACGCTCCCAATACTGCTCAGATGCAGTCTTACTTCTTTTGTGAATATCTTTAGGTGCTGCAGGGAGTGCTATAACTAATCCTTTAATATTTATAATCTCTCCAATCATTCCTGTCTTAGAGATGATTATCATATCATACTTGGTGTCATAGCCATACAACCAACTCTTGTTTCTGTTTTTGTTGGTTATAACATTAGAAGGAACATATCCATCTAACAACTTGTATAAACTACTTTGACCTTCTTTCTGCAAATCCTTGTTTTGTGTCTACCTTTGATGGACCTTTGTCGGCTATATCTATATCAGCCCGCTCGCTCTCAATCTTTGTAAGTATCTCGAATGCATCGAATATAGCTAATTTTTTTGTAGCTGCAGCATTTTTTAATCTATCTGCCGCTAATTCATCTTCGGGGTCTATCTTTATAATATCCTCCTTAGCTACCTTTATAAGCTGTTCAACAGCTTTCATAGCTGCATCTATTATCCTAAGCTTTATATCCTTATTGTCCATTACATCTTTATTGTTATTTGATGATCATACATCCTATATAGCTTCTCACCATCCACCTCAAACTCATACTCACTGTCCGGCTTAAAACATACCGTGTCTCCACTAGATATACCCTTAGACTTTAAATACTTATTAGGATACTTCATAACCCCCACTAAGGGCTCCTCACTAAATGGTTTGAATATATAGGACTCTGATGTAGGCACCGGCTTAACAAAGCAGTACCTGTCGTAGGGGTGCCACTCTCCATCCTGCTTATACATAAAGAACTGCTCGTCATCTATAAAGAACAGGTCATCCTTAAAAAAGCTCTTGCCACTCTGCTGCCTACCCTTCATATCGTTGTAGAACTTAAATACATTGTGATGAACTAATAATGTATCTCCTACTTTTATAGGGCCTTCATATCCCAAGGGTGTCTCTATTACCTCAGCGTATCTATTAGATGACTGATGGTCCTCCTCTGATGTGCTAGTAATAAAATCAATACCACCAATAGACTTGACGTTATCATATCGCCTTCCGTTGTATGGCTTAGTTATAAAATATAATGGTGACTTCATATTAAGGCGAGACTATCCATCTTTGGATATTCCCTATTAAT